CTCGACGATCTCCCCGCCACCAAGCGTCGTATCAAGCAGCCACAGATTCGTCATGCCGTTCGTCGTGCCGGCATTGACATAGTGGTGCCACGCCGAGAACCCGAAGGCGTTCACCGCATCGAGCGCCCCCAGGATGTGGGATTGGTTCGTCTTCATCTGCGGCGCCTCGGTGCCGGCCCGAACGATAACATCGGTCTCCGCCCCAATGACCGTCGCCCAATTCTGGGCATTGTTGCTGACATCGACGTTGAAGTTGCCGCCGGCGATCAGCGCCCCGACGCTGGGTGAGCTAACCGTTGCCCGGGCATTGCCGATCACCCCCACAAAGACCGCCTCCGGGTCAGATGAACTCCAGGCGCTGGTTACATCCAGCCGGCCGCCGAGCGCGAAGCGGTATCCCTGCGCGCTGGACCCGCAGCAGACCTGATAGACGCCGCCGCCGAACAGGTTGGTCTGGGCTCCGCTCACGTTGTCGCTGGCGATCAGGAACTGGTTGTACCAGGTGTCGGCCGTGACGGTGCCGGCGACGGTCTGCGAGGTCTTGAGGCCCTGGTTGAGAGAGCCTGGCACCGGGTTGAGCACGATCGAGCCGCCGTAGGTCCAGGTCGTGCCGGGATCGCCGAGGCCGGTGCCCAGCGTATTCGTCCAGACCACCGGATGATTGACTACCGTGGGCGGCGTCCCTGGGCTGAGAGATGTGCTGTAGCAGTCGCGCAGGCTGGTGAAATTCGCGTTGACCTGGGTCGCATTGAACGGCGCGCCCTGGGCGAAGATGAAGGGGATCGGCGGGCAGGCCGCCTGCGCCGCGGCGGGCAGGACGACCGCCAGCGCCGCGGCAAACGCGAGAGGCACCCGCATGCCTATATCTCCACAATCTGAACCGAGACGCCGGACGCGCTGGCCGTGCCGCCGACTAGCGCCTGCATCGCAATGTCGACCCACACCGCAACTCCCACGGTCACGTCAATGACGCCGGATACGCTAAACGGAGCCGCCTGGGCGACTGTATTGCCGTCAAACTTAACACCCGGCGAGTTGGTGCAAAGAGACGTGCCGGTCTCGGCAGCCCCGTTAACCGGCGCTGCGCCAGTCCCGTACTTCGGCCTCACACGCGAGCCGGAGGTGGCGGCCGTGTTCTCCATAGTACCCCAGATCGTCACCCAGAGGCGCCCCGTAGCCGTTGGGGTGATCGTCGCCGTCGCCCCCATGCCCATCATCTCGAAGGCCGCGGTATTGGTCGTCCCGGCGGGAGATTGGTGAGCTAGATTGAGACTGGCTGGCCTCGCAACCGGCGCCAAAACCCGCCAGGAGGTCCCGTCGTATCCAGCGAACACAGCGAACGCGCCGGCACCGCCGACGATCGCCCCCGGAGCCGAGGTACTGCTGTTCGTAATGTACGAAACGCCGCCTACTGGCACGGTCGGCAGATTTGCGAATGCGCGCGCTCGCAGGACGAACCCATCGACGCCGAGGGTGCCGGATCGGAGGCTGTAAAGCGCCCCGTCCTCGACGGAATAATCCGCCCCGCCATTGCCGCGGTCGTAATAGTCGATAAAGATCGCCTCTGCCGGGTTCGCCCACCCCGTCGCGCGGATTTTGAGGCCGCCCTGGCCGGCGTCCATGCCAACCCACTGATGGTTCCGACAATGGCCGCTTGTCGCCCAATCTCCCCCGAGCAGGTCGATGCTGCTCGGGTTGTGCGAACTCGTGCCGGAGCGGACCTGCATGTAGATCACGGTGTTGTGATCCGAGCACCCGCCGATAAAGCCGGTAGCAGTCGCAAGCGTCTTGATCTGGATGTGCTGGTAAACGGACAGGTCGTGGTCGCTCTCGATGTCGTAAGTATTGGGGAACCCCCACCAAATCCCGTAGGTGTTCAGGTCTCCCGTCTCGTAGCTCGTGCGGAACGACTCGAAAACGTTGAAGATGCTGTCCACGCCGGCGTCGTTGCCGTGGATGTCCATCCCGACCGTAGTGTGGCCTTTCATATCGACCGGATGCCACCGGCTGGCCGCCGCAGCGCGGGCGTAGTAGCCCTTGCTGGCCGCGCCGAGCCCGTCGAGGGTGAAATACCCGACGCGCATGTTGTCGGCCCGCCCGGCGGCCTGGGTACCGAGGAAAATTTGCGGCTGGCCCGCGGCGCCGAGCCACATCAGCTGCGTATTTTCTACGTCCGTGCCGATGAGGACATTCCCGGTAAGCATCGTTAGCGTTTGCGCGTGGCCAACGATGCCGGGCGGGAGGTATACCAAAGTGCCGGCGTCAAGGGCCGCCTGTATGGCGGGACCGTAATCCGTCCCGTACCCCCACGTTGCGCCGACCACTGTCGCCGACGCGGCGAGGGCAAGCTCTACCGTGGTCGCGTTGGTGACGCTGGCTATCGTGGTTACGAGATTTTCCCGTATCCAAGTGGGAGCGGCGGTAGCGAGGACCAGGCCGGTACCGCCTGCGACCGGCGCGGCGGGAGGGACGAGAGACCCGGCCCGCACGCTCGCCCCGCTTTGACTGATAGTGGCCGGCGGCGGGTCAGACTGGCTCCCTCGGTTTACGATGTAGAACTCCACAACCACGCCAGCCGAAACCTCGACCACGTAAACCTGCGCGCCGTTGGTGAAATTCACCAGATCGCCAACCGCGAACCCGGCTCCGCCGTTGCTGACGGTGGCGCTGTTAAGGAACCAATTAGCCCCGGCCTCGCGGATCGAGATCAGCTTGCCGACATCGCCGGCCACGAACCCCGCGCTGGCCGAGACAAAAGTGGCGTCGCCACTAGTGATGCCGCCGTCCGACGCGATAAAGCCGTCTACCGTGGCCGGCGTGTAGAATGGCGTCACGGCCAGCAGATCGGCATATTCGGCGTAATACGCCGTGGCCGCGCGCACCACGGCGAGGCGATCGGTGGCCTGCACCGCCCCCGGCAACGCCTCGGTGAGGACATCGCTCGTCAGAAAAGTGCCGAAGGTCTCGCCAGCCATTCTAATGCGGCCTCAGGTTCACGTTGCCGTTCGAGCGCAGGATGGTAGTAGCAGTCGCGCAGGCTGGTGAAGTTGGTATTGACCTGGGTCGCGTTGAACGGCGCGCCCCTGGGCGAAGATGAAGGGGATCGGCGGGCAGGCCGCCTGCGCCGCCCCCGGCGCGGCGAGGAGGCCAAACAGCAACCACGCGAATCTCATGCACATATCAATTAATCCGGGTGCAGCCGAGGTGCGAGTTTGCCACGATGGTCGTATCCGCCGCGAACGAGGCGTTCTGCGCCGCCTGGATCGACAGCATACCGCCGGCATTGACGACGATCACGCCCTCAAACTCGATGTTCGTGTAGGCCGCCGTCGTCCCAACGAGGTTGACGCCAAACGCGGTTACCTCGGTGTTCTCTACAATCGTCAGGTTGTTCCACATCTGAGCGCGGAAACGCATCGACGTGATCGTGAGAGCGCCGCTGGCCGTGGGCCGCACCTTGATGCCGCCCCCCGCGTTGGCCGTGCCGGACAGGGTGCCGCGACAGGAGTAGGTCTTGCCTGCAAGCAAAAGTATCTGCATACCAGGCACAATATCGAAAGCCGTATCCAAGTTGGATGTCAGCGTGGACGTAGCAACCACAACGTCGGTGTCTGACGGGGTATCGTTGACCGCAGCAACCACCCTGTATTGATTGGCGGTCCCAGTAAATAATGCAATGACTCGATACGTTCCGGGGGTATCGGTAGTCAGGAAAGTGTGGCCGGGGACTTTTGTCGGGCTGTCGGATACATGGTAGAGCGCGGTAAAGTTGGACACTTCGCGAAGGTCGGCTAGAGTAGTAGTAACCAAGCCGAGAAATGCAGACCGCGCATTTGTGTCGGTGGCGTCAAACAGCGCCCCCGGCTCCGTCGTCCACTGCGGCCCGCCGTTGCCTCTGTCGTACCAAAGAGCTTTATTCGAGGCCCCCCGCAAAAACCCCGTGCCTCGGGAGATGGCCCCGCCATCGCCGGCGTCGAGAAAAACAAAAAGATTGTTCCGAGAATGACCTAATGTAGCCCAGTTGCCCCCAAGAAATTCAATGCCAGGGGTGGCGATGGGACCGCGGAGGCGCAACTGCACCAAGCTATTGTGGTCAGTAGCTCCCATTCGCATAGGAGAACCAATACCAGAGGTATTGATGTTAACTCGGATTTCCACGAACCGGCTCCAGTCCGGGTCTTTCCCCAGGTCCACATTATTAGGATAGCCCATCCAGATGCCATCCGTGTTTAGTCCTGCGGTGGTCTCCTGGATGTCCAGAAACTCATAGCGGTGGCCGAAGTTTCCATCCGGGAAGGCGGAGGACGCCTGGAACTCAGCGCCAACCTGAGTATGGCCCAGTGTCTTAACGGGCTCCTTCCGCCCCACTTGCGTCCCGGCCTCTCGGATGCCCTTGGCTATGAGTAGCGCGCCATCCAGAGCGAAGTTCCCGTAGGTATATCCTGTAATCTCCGCCCCACCGCCCACGTCCTTATCGGCAAGAATTTGAGCGCTTGCAGACTGCGCGCCAAGATACACAAGAATCGTATTGTCATGCGACCCAGTTAGGCCGGCCCCCCGCCCCTGCCCAACCAGAATTGTCTTGTCTTTGATTTCGATGGGGCTGGTGTGGACGCAAATGCCGATCGGGAGGTTCACCGGGAGACCGGCGTCGATTGCGGCCTGAATTTCCGCCGTCTTGTCGGTGCCATAGCGATACGCGGCATTCGCATCCGTCGCGGATGCCGCCGCGCCAAGCGTCACAGAGGTCGAGTTCGTAAACCCGGTTATCGTTGTGGACAGCGGCAGACGCTTGAACGTGACGTTGTTGAATGTCACACCGGCCCCGGCCCCCGGATTGATGCCGTCCACCGTGCTGCTGGCCTGGGTAAATGTCGTCGTGGTGACCGTGTAGATGCCGGGATTGACGATAGCAAACTCGGTAACCGCCCCACCCGAAACCGCCACGACCCGAACCTGAACTGCCGGGCTGCCCGTGCCGCCGGCCAAGGTCACCAGTTCGTTGACCACGTACCCGGCGCCGCCGGCATTCAGGTTGAGCGTCGATAGGGCAAAATTGCTGCCGACATCCGCGACCGCGACGCGCTTACCAACGTCGGCCGAGGTAAATCCGGTCCCAGTGAGCGTCGCGAGCCCAGCAGTCATCGCGCCGCCGGTGGTATTGATTACTCCGTCGCACGTCTGCGGCAAGAGGGTCGAAATGCTAGGGCCAAGGGCGTTGAGACCTGGACCGACGGTGATCGGGCTGTTGACCTTGGTCTGGGCCAGCGCAACGGCGGGCAGCACGAGAGCCACCAGGGCAGCGAGGAGAAAGCGCCTCATTATCGAATCCGATACCAAGTCGTGTTTGATGCGCGGTAACGCCACGCGACCCCGCCATCAGCCGGCAATACCCCGACCGCGCCGCCGTTGACGGTCTGCCCAGCCGCCGGAGCCCCGGTCAGCGAGGTGATGTCCTGCGTCGTCGAGACGCCGAATGTCTGGTTATTGAGTGCGTTCGGCGGCAGCGTCACCGTATAGGACGCGATCGCCGCGGCGGGCTCGAGCTGGATCGCCCCAAGCGCCTCGGTCGCCGCGGTGCTGCCGCCGCTTGCCGCCACGACATAGGTGCAGGACGCGGCCACCCCCTCAAATTCCAAGGCGGAGGCATAATAGGTCGAGCCAGAACGCACCACCGCGAGACGGTCATCCGAGACAATCGGCAGCGGCAACGCCGTCGTAAGCGGGTCGGTTTCAAGGAAAACCGCAAAGGTTTCGCCGACAGCCACCTAGCGCGGCCTCAAATTCATGTTGCCGTTCGAGCGTAGGATGGTAACCCCATCGTTCGACAGCAGAAAGAACTCCTCATCCGATGGCGCGATCGGGATTTGCGGCACCTGGAGCAGGTAGCCCAGCACCTGATAGCGCATGTAGAAATTGCCCAGCGTCACGGTCGCGCTCGAGAGGCCCCGGATATTGACGCGGCCCTGCTTGAATACGAGCGGCAGGGTCCACGGGATCTGTCGCTGCCGGATCGTGCCGGGGTCGGGGCCGGTCAGGGTGACGCCGAAGATCGCGGTGCCCCACAGCGCTTCCGGCACGTCGAGGCCGCGAAGGGTCACGCCGTCGAGGGGGCCGCGGATCTCGTCGAGGAAGTCGATCTGCGTCAACTCGTCGGGCTGGAGCGCCACCATGATCGCCGACTCGATGATCGTGTTCTCGGCCATCTCGCCGCTGTCCGGCAGGAGCGAGGTCTCCCACTCGTAGAGCAGCTGCTGGCCGTTTTCCTCGTAGACCGAGTAGACGCGCGGGATGTCGTCGGCCCGCTGCACCACGAGGCGCGTCGACGATGAGACCAGAAACGTGTCGTTCCAGACCTCGACCAGGCTGGCGCCGCCGGTATGCGGGCCGGTCCAGATTTTGCGGGTAAGATCGAACCAGTAGGAAAAGACCGTACCGTCGGCGTCCGGCGCGTCGATCCGCAGGGTGCGGCCGCCAGCCGCCGCAGCCATGCGCGAGGCTTGCGCCAATGTGGAAAAGGGGATCGGCGGCGCGACCACGGAGAGGAAGGGGGAGATCACCCCCTCGCCGTCCTGGCCGATCGGGTCCGAAACCCCGGCCTTAAAGTCGATGAGCCGCAGACCCTCGGGCGACACGAAGAACGTCCCCAACGTCGAGGGGGTGATCGTGTTCGGCGCCAGCGTGCCGGTCGTCACCGGCAGGATGTTGAAGGTCAGGTTGTTTGTCGTCGGGTCGCCGGAAATCTGGTGCATCGCAGAGACGCCCTGAAAGGCGATAAGCGCCTGCACAATGCCGCCGACGATGGGGGCCGTCAGCATCAGGGGAGCGATTGCCGTGATCGGCCGGCGGTCATCCGCCATCAGCGCCTGCGTCGCGTTGGTGCGGACGCACGGCAGGAGGCTGTCCGACCAGGGGACGCCCCCATCGGGCGACGCGAACCACGCCCGCCCGTTCATCTGCGCCACGCCGACGGGGATTTCCGGCAGATGGTTGATCGCGGTATCTCCAGCCCCCCACAGCGGCGCGGTGCGAGAGCCGCCCACGATCGCCAGCGGGCCGGTGCCGGTGGCGATGGCGCTCGCACTCATCTCGATAACCGAGCCGATGCTGGAGAAGGATGCGCCCGGGGAGGCCGCCGCGACGGTGGTGGTCGCCGGCTGCGACATAACCATCGTCGTGCCCGAGATGCTGGAAACGTAGGTGTTCGGCAGGATCGCCGAGCCGGTCAGCAGCGCGCCCCGGTGGATTTGCAGAGGGGTCGGGACGGTCACGGTGGCCGAGCCGGCCGTGAAGTCGCCCCGGTTGAGGTAGGGGTAGTAATTCGGGATATTGCCCCAGACGAGGAAGGTCGCCGCTGCTGCCGTGGTCGTGGCCGGCTGGGTCAGCTGGATCGAGGCGCCGGTCGGCACCGCCAGGATCGTGGTGCCGGGCTGTATCCCGGGGCCGGCGATCGCCTTGCCGGGGAACATCTCGACCATATCGGCCCCGCCGATGCCGTCGATGATGTCGGTCGAGTGGCTGTCGCCGGTGATGTAGCGGGCGCTCTGCGTCACCGGATAGATGTTCTTGACGACGGTCCCCGCCGGTATGTCGGCCGCGCCGGTCACCGCCATGCCGGGTTGCACGCCAAAGGTGATGTCGGGTCCGCCAAACAGGAAAGGCTGGCCGTCTTCGTAGTCGATCTCGATGATCCCGTTGAAATCGGAAATGTCGAACCAGCCGAACTTGATGCCGTAATCCGACGGCTCGCCGGTGGTCGAGCCGGGGAACCCGGTGTGCGTCACCAGGATGCGGCTGCCGACCTGCGCCATGATCGGCGGCGTCCAGTGCCCCGTAGCGGGGGGCGATACCGGGAGATTCGCGTCCTCGATGCCCGCGACGGTCAGGAAGGCGCCGGCATCCAGATCGTAGGCGAATGGCTGGTCCTTGCCGGCAAAGAGGCCGCTGGACACCATGCCGTAGACGATATTCCCGATCGGCAGCATGGCGGTTACGAAGGTCGCGGCGTTGAGGCTGGAGAACTCTATCGTGTCGACCTGCCCCGGGCGGCAGACCCAGTTGCCGCGCGTCGTCGGATCGGGCACCAGGTTCGCCAGCGCCCGCATCGCGCCGCGCCCTGCGTTGGTCGCGTCCGTGGCGTCGCTGAG